ATGAAATGGTTCGGAACGAAAGCGGCCGCATCGAACGATGCGCGGCCGGTGTTGGCGCGGGCGTGGGGATCGGGCGCCGTGGCGCTGGGGGAGTGGCCGGCCAGTTATGAGGCGCAGTTGCGCGCCGGCGTGATGGGCAATGCGGTGGCGCAGCGGGCGATGCGGCTGGTGTCCGAAGGGGCGGGGGCCTGCGCGATCAAGGTGCGGGGCGTTGAGGATGCGGCGGTGGCGACGGTGGCCGCGCTGGTCGGGCGGGCTTCGGCCGGGCAGGGGCTGGTGGAGACTTTGGCCTGCCATCTGCTGCTGCACGGCAATGCCTATGTGCAGGTGATCGCCGGGACGCAGGGGAAGCCGGCGGAGCTGTTCGCGTTGCGCCCTGAGCGGGTGAGCGTGGAGGCCGATGCGCGGGGGTGGCCGGCGGCGTATCTCTATCGGGTGGGGGAGAGCGTGACGCGCCTGTCGCCGCAGGATGGCGCGGGGCGGACGGGCGTGCTGCATATCAAGGCGCTGCATCCGCTGGACGATCATTATGGGCTGGGCTGTATCGGTGCGGCGGCGGGCGCGGTGGCGATCCACAATGCGGCGAGCGTGTGGAACAAGGCGTTGCTGGACAATGCGGCCCGGCCTTCCGGGGCGATGGTCTATGATCCGGGCGACGGATCGGTGCTGTCGCCCGACCAGTTCGAGCGGGTCAAGCGGGAGATGGAACTGGCCTTTGCCGGGGCGGCCAATGCGGGGCGGCCGATGCTGCTGGAGGGTGGCCTGAGCTGGAAGGCGATGAGCCTGACGCCGGCGGAGATGGATTTTGTGGGGCTGAAAAGCGCGGCGGCGCGGGAGATTGCGTTGGCGTTCGGGGTGCCGCCGATGCTGATGGGGCTGCCGGGCGACAATAGCTATGCCAATTATCGCGAGGCGAACAAGGCGCTGTGGCGGCAGACGATCCTGCCGCTGGTCGCCAAGATCTGCGGGGCGCTGGCCCAGGGGCTGGACGACTGGTGGCCGGGGCTGGTGATCGAGGCAGATTTGGACGCGGTGCCGGCATTGTCGGACGAGCGCGCGGCGCTGTGGGAGCGGGTCGCGGCGGCGGATTTCCTGAGCGCGGAGGAGAAGAGGGCGATGCTGGGTATCGCCTAGAGCATCGTGCGAAAAAGTGGGCACCGGTTTTTCGCTTAAAATGATGCGAAAACAAAAACCTAGAGCGCGCGACCTGCGTCGGATTCAACGCAGCGCGCTCTAATGGTCGCAGGCGGCCTTTGCGGCGGACCAGCGACCACCGCTGTCGAGGCAATGATCCTGCGCCAGCCAGTCGCTGTTCCACAGGGACACGGCGATGGCGGTCGCGACCAGCATGGTGGTGAATAGAAGGCGTTTCATGACTGGCAGCGCGCCGTTCAGGGCGCGTCAGGTGCGCGGGCGGGCAGGGAATCGAGGCGGCAAAAGCCATTGTCCCAGTTCCAGCTACCGCCCTGCACCATGCAGTCGCCCGCCCGGAACAGGCCGAAATGCCAGGCGAGGGCGGCGAGGATGACCAGCGCGAGGATGATCAGGACTTTGCGAGGGGCGCGTTTCATGCGGGCGCAGATAGGGATGTGCGCGCCTTTAGAAAAGATGGGTTCGCGCAGAGGCGCGGAAGGCGCGGAGAAGAAAGAGGGGCGGGTGCCGCTTTTGGCGGCTTTTGGGAGAGCGTGACATGAAAGAGGAGATGCTGGCGCGGCTGGTGGCGCAGGCGGAGGGACGGCCGATGGACATCGTGACCGTCCGCGCGCTGATCGAGGAGGCGAGCGATCTGGGCGCGGGGCGGGCGCTGGCGCGTCTGGGGCTGGCGGATCGGCGGGCCGAGGGCGACATGCGGGAATTGCGCGAATTGCTGTCCGCCTGGCGCGACGCGAAGAAGGCGGCGCGCGGCGCGGTGATCGGCTGGATCGTGCGGATCGCGATGGCGATGATCCTGCTGGGGATTGCGGTGAAGGTGGGGCTGGTCGGCCTCGTACGGGGGTGAGGATGGAAGGCGATGTGCGCTTTGCCGGCTATGCGGCGATATTCGACCGGGTCGACCGGGGCGGGGACGTGGTGCGGGCGGGCGCCTTTGGCGCGATCGACCCGGCGGGCGTGCCGCTGCTGTGGCAGCATGGGCCGGGGCAGGTGATCGGCGTGGTGGAGAAGGCGCTGGAAGACCGGCGCGGGCTGCGCGTGATCGGCCGGGTGTCGCGGCGCACGGCAGCGGGACGCGAGGCGGCGGCGGCCTTGGCGCGGGGGGAGTTGGACGGGTTGTCGTTCGGATACCGGGTGAAGGCGGCGCGCGGGGCAAGGCCGAGGGATTTGCTGCGGCTGGAACTGGTGGAGGTCAGCCTGGTGACGCATCCGATGCAGGATCTGGCGCGGGTGGTGGCGGTGGAGGGGTGAGTAGAATCGGTCTGCTTATACCTTGCAGGCTGCATGATTTTGGCAGCGAATCGCCGGCAAGCAAGTTATAATAGGATGTCAATCATTGACAGTTATCCATGTATGCCCCATTTGCAGCGTGCGCTAGGAAGGAGAATGAACATGACCTATCATGATCGTAGCCTCCTTGAAGGCCAAAGAGCCAAGCTGAAAAAGCGGGCTAAGCTAAGGCATGACATTCTGCAAGGATCGTTTAGCTTTACTCTTTTCCCGAAATCACCTCGGTTCCAATCTGGTTCTATAGAAGGCGATTGGAAAGCTGTCGGCGCCGATTTTCGTAAAGCCATGAAGCAATACGAAAATCGTGACTAAGCCTCCGGTGAAAATGGAAATTGAAGAAGAGGACGAGCGGCTCACTGTTGAGGCGCTCGAACCCCTGTTCAGGCCTGACAAAAAAGATCTGGGTGTTCAAATTGTCGCGACGATGGTGCGGCGTGTACACAGCGGCCCGTTGCCTGCTCCAGAAACCTACGCTCAATATGAGGCAGTCCATGCTGGAGCAGCTGAGCGAATTTTAAAGATGGCTGAAAAAGAGCAAGACCATCGGCATGGCAGCGAAAACAAGATCATATTTCATGAATATGGTATCCGCTATGTTGCGCAATTCGGAGCGATTTTCGCTCTTATCCTTCTTTGCTCATTGGTCGCATATTGCGCATTTGTTGGTGAACCGATTACAGCTGCTGTGATCGGCGCTGTAGGTGCGATAGTGGTAGCATTTTTACGCTATACTCAGATCAAAATTGATGTTGAGCCAGTCGAGAAACCTTTGCCGACATCCAAAAAGTTGCCGGTAAAACGAAAGCGCTGAGCATGAAAATCTGAATTATTTAACTGAGTTCAAAGGCGGTCCCATCCGGGGCCGCCTTTTTCGTATGGCGGTCCATTTGGGCCGCCCTTTTTTGTGGAGACGGGCATGACGGATCAGGTGATGGACACATTGGAAGCCAGCTTCGATGCGGTGTTGCAGGGGGAGCGGATCGAGGGATTGGAGAGCGAGGTCGCGGCGTTGAAAGGCGCTTTGCTTGCCGCACAGCGACCGGCGCTGGATGGGGTGAAGGGTGGCAGCGTCGATCCGGCGCGGGCGGTTTTTGTCGATCGGTACCTGCGGCAGGGGCATGAGGCGGGCGTGGAGTTGAAGAGCTTTTCGGGGGCTTCCGGCGCGGCGGGCGGCTATGCGGTGCCGCGCGAGATCGACCAACTCATCGGATCGACGCTGAAGGCGATTTCGCCGATCCGCTCGATCGCCAATGTCGTGCGCACCGGCACGGCGGGGTATCGCAAGCTGGTGACGTCCGGCGGCATCGTGTCGGGATGGGCGAGCGAAACCGGGGCGCGGGCCGAGACGGGGACGCCGAGCTTCAACGAGATCGCGCCGCCGTCGGGCGAATTGTTCGCCAATCCGGCGGCGAGCCAGGCGATGCTGGATGACGCGCAGTTCGATGTCGAGGGCTGGCTGGCGAGCGAGATCGCCCGCGAGTTTGCGGTCGCGGAGGGTGCGGCCTTCGTCAATGGCAATGGGACGAACAAGCCCAAGGGCTTCCTGACCTATACGACCACCAACGAGGCGGACAGCGTCAGGGCGTTCGGTTCGCTGCAATATGTGGCGGCGGGTGCGGCGGGCGGTTTTGCGGCGTCCAACCCGCAGGACAAGCTCATCGACCTGGTCCAGAGCCTGCGCGCGCCATACCGGCAGGGGGCGAGCTTCGTCATGAATAGCGCCACGCTGGCGGCGGTCCGCAAGATGAAGACGACCGACGGCGCCTTCATCTGGCAGCCGGGGCTGACCGGCGGACAGGCCGCGACGCTGCTGGGCTATCCGGTGGTGGAGGCCGAGGACATGCCGGACATCGCGGCCAACAGCCTGTCGATCGCCTTCGGCAATTTCCAGGCCGGCTATGTCATCGCCGAACGCAGCGAGACGAGCATCCTGCGCGATCCGTTCAGCAACAAGCCGTTCGTGCATTTCTATGCCGTCAAGCGGATCGGCGGCGCGGTGGCGAATTCGGACGCGATCAAGCTGATGAAGTTCGCGGCGTCCTGAGGATGAGGGGGCGCGCTACCCCCTCATCCAACTGCGCCTAGCCAGCAAGCTGGCAAGGCTTCGTATCCTTCTCCCCCATGGGGAGATGATTTTGGGGGAGGCTTTTGGGCCTCCCCCTTTTTTTGTTTTCGAGGGGGTGGCTGTGGGGATTACGGATTGGGCGGTGGCGGACCTTGTGCGGGAGGTCTGTGTCGATGCGGGGGCGGGGCCGTTGGTGCTGGGCGGGGCATTGCCGGGCTATCGCGGCTTTGCCGGGGCGCTGAGTGCCGGCGCGACCTTCCCCTATGTCATTCAGGGCGTGGCCGATCCGGGGCAGTGGGAAGCGGGGCACGGGATGATCGATGAGGGCGGGCGGCTGGTGCGGACGCCCCATGCGTCGTCGGCGGGCGGGGATGCGGTGGATTTCGCGGCGGGCGAGAAGCATGTCGGGCTGGCGCTGCATGCCGACTGGGTCGCGCGGGTCGAGACGCATGGCCATGGCATCGGGGCGATCGACGGGCTGGCGACGGCGCTGGCGGGCAAGCAGGCGGCGAGCGGCGAACTGGGCGCGATCGCGGCGCTGGCGACGACCGGATATGGGCGCGGATTGCTGACCCGCGCCGATGGCGGCGGCGCGCGTGCCTATGTGGGAGCGGTGGCCAATAGCGGCGAGGCGCAGATCGTCGGCGGGACATTGAGCGTCAATGCGCCGGGCAGCGCCTTCACCCCGATCGCGGCCGAAACGATCACCGCCTATCGCACCGAAGGGACGGCGATCATCGCCGCGCGGGGCGACGGCATCGGCGCGTCGCTGCGCGCGCTGGCCCATGGCGGCAGCAGCGCGACGCTGCGGCTGCAACGGGCGCAGGGGACGCAGGGTAGCCCGGCCGACCTGGAAAGCGGCGCGGTGGTCGCCGACATGGCCTGTTACGGCCAGGTGGCGGGCAGCTTTGCCGAATTGTCGCGGATGCGCACGACGCTGACATCCGCGACGCCCGGCGCGAACAACAAGCAGACGAAGATATCGCTGTCGGGCTGTCGCGACGGATCGGCCAGCATTTCCACCTTCATGGCGTGGCAATATGGGCTGACCGAATGTTACGGCGCGGTGCAACCGACGGCCGACAATGGCTATGCGCTGGGTGCGGCGGCCTATCGCTGGTCCACCGTCTATGCCGGCAGCGGCACGATCAACACATCGGATGCGCGCAGCAAATGCGACATCGGCCCACCGGACGCGGCGCTGATCGACGCCTGGGGGGCGGTGCAATGGCAGCGCTATCGCTTTGGCGCGGCGGTGGCGGAGAAGGGCGAGGATGCGCGCTGGCACATGGGGCTGGTGGCGCAGCAGGTGCGCGATGCGATCGACCAGCGACTGGGCGCGGGCGCGGCGGTCCGATGGGGGCTGATCTGCCATGATAGCTGGGACGCGCAAGCCGAGCAGCGGGCGGAGGATGGCGCATTGCTGCGGCCGGCGCGGGCGGCGGGCGACCGGTGGGGGCTGCGCTATGACGAATGTTTCGCGCTGGAGGCGGCGTGGCAGCGGCGCGCTGTCGCCCGGCTGGAAGCGCGACTTGCGCTGCTGGAAGCGGGAGGCGGCCATGCTGGCGGGTGAGGCGATCGGCGCGGTGGCGCTGGGTATGGTGCGGCTGGCGGGCCTGTGGCGCGGGCCATGGGGATGGGGCGTGCGGCCGGGGCAGGATGCGCGGGTGTGCGTGCGGGACGGGGCGATGGCGCCTGAAGCGAACGGGGGGAGCAAGGTGCGATGAGCCTGTATGTCAAGGACCCGCAGGCGCGGGTGGACCATGCGATCGACTGGTCGGCCTATCTGGCCGGGCAGGATCTGGTCGCGAGCCTGTGGACGGTCAGCCCGCAGGAGGATGGCGGGCTGGTGGTCGAGGCGAGCGCGTTCGAGGCGCAGCGCAGCAGTGCGCGGCTGAGCGGAGGCCATGTCGGGCGCGTCTATCGGCTGACCAATCGCGTCACCCTGTCCGACGGGCAGGTGGACGAGCGGTCGGTGACGATGCGGGTGGAGGAGCGCTGATGATCATGGTGGACGAGAGCGAGAGCGGAGCGCTGGCGGCATCGCTGGCGGAACTGAAAGCCTATTTGCGGATCGAGACGGCGGGCGAGGATGCTGTGCTGGCAGGCTTGCTGCGCAGTGCGGCGGCTTTGTGCGAGCAGTTTACCGGGCAATGGCTGGTGCGGCGCGCGGTGGGCGAGACGGTGGCGGCGGACGGTAGCTGGCAAAGGCTGGCAGCGCGGCCGGTGGCGCTGATCGACGGGGTCGAGGCGGTGGATGCCGAGGGGGTGGCGCAGGTGTTGCCGGTGGAGGGCTGGGCGATCGACATCGACGCGGCGGGCGATGGCTGGGTGCGATCGACGCGGGCGCGGGCGGGCGAGCGGCTGAAGGTGCGATACCAGGCGGGGCTGGCGGCGGAGATGAATGGCCTGCCAGAGCCGCTGCGCCAGGGGATCGTGCGGCTGGCGGCGGAGCATTTCGCGGCGCGGGGGACGGAAAGCGCGGCGCCGCCGGCGGTGGTGAGCGCGCTGTGGCGACCGTTCCGGCGGATGCGGCTGGCGTGAGGGCGCAGTTGGTGGCGCTGCTGGAGGCGCGAGCCGAGAGGCGGCGGGCGCGGATCGTGGCGGGGCTGGCGGATATGGGCGTCCCGGCGGTGGTCGAGGGCGAGGATGTGCGCGCGTCTGCGCCGGGGCTGGCGCGGCGCTGGTGGCGGAATCTGGCATTGCGGGATGTGGGGAGGGGCGGGCTATGAGCGCGGAATTGGCGGCGCGGGCGGCGGTGATCGCGGCCCTGAAGGCGGACGGGGCGCTGATGGACGGGCTGAACGGCCTGTATGACGGGGCACCGGGGCGGGCGAGCGCGCCCTATGCCTATGTCGATGCCTGCATCGGGGCGGACTGGGGCGGGAAGGCGCTGGACGGGCGCGAGGTGCGGTTGAGCCTGGGTTTGCGCGTGGGTGACGAGGCGGCGGCGCGGCTGGGCGGCATGATCGCGCGGGTCGATGCGGCGGTGGCGGGGCTGGGCGTGCAGGACGGATGGCGGATCGTCACCGCCCGGCTGGTCCGGTCACGGGTGGCGCGTGATGATGGCCGGCCGCCTGCGGGGTGGCGGGCGGTGATCGATTATCGGCTGAGGATGGTGCGGGAGGGGTGAGTAGACATGATCCCTTTCCCCTAAGAGGAGGGAGCAGCGTGCGGCCATCCTAATGATGCACCTGTCATAGGCGATGCCCCACCCCAACCCCTCCCCTGAAGGGGAGGGGCTATAAAAGTCCGCCTCTAGGGCGTTTTCCAAGCAGGTGGAATCACCTGCTGACTCGGAAAACGCGGCAAACCAAAAACTTAGAGCGGCCGGTCCGATGCAATCGGACTGGAACCTGTTCCAGTCGTTTAAGGGCATTCCCCTCCCTTGAAGGGAGGAGAGGAATTTAGGTCGAACCTTGCCCGTCAGCGGGGCTGGCTGCTTTCTTCATATTCGCTGGTGATCTTGTCGACATATTCGCCGATCTGGTCGTCCGCGTCCGAATTGGCGGCGGCGTCGGACATCTTGTCGGCCTTGTCGGAGGCGATGATGGCGGCGCGGAAGGCGGCTTCCTTGTCGGCGCAGGCCTTTTTGGCTTCCGCCTGGAAATCGCCGACCGCGATCTTCTTGTCGAGCGAGGGCTGGACCTGGGCGCTCAGGCATTTGGAAAATTCCTTGCGGCCGGTGCCGACCGCGTCGGCGGACGGGGCCGCGGCCAGCATCATCATGAGCGAAGCAGCAACAATCATACAGACCTCTCCATAAGCGGCGCGTGGCGGTTGCGACCTGATGGTCGGGCCTGCGCCGAGTCCCCTATTTTTTCGCGATTTTCCGGGCGGCGACATGGTGTTGCCGACGCGGCGATCGCTTGTGCGGAGGATGCGCCATGGGCGTCGAAAAGGGAAGTGCGTTTCTGTTGAAAGTGGGCGACGGCAATGTCCCTGCAACATATGCGACGGTGGCGGGCATGCGCACCACGCAACTGTCCGTCAACGGCGAGGCGGTGAACATCACCAGCAAGGATTCGGGCGGCTGGCGCGAATTGCTGTCGGGGGCGGGGGTGCGGTCCGTCAGCGTATCGGCGGCGGGGCTGTTCACTGGCTCTGCGGCAGAGGTGCGGGTGCGGGGCCATGCGCTGGCCGGCACGATCGAGGATTATGAGCTGAGTTTCGAGAGCGGCGAGCGGATGCGGGGGCGCTTTCTGGTCACGCGGCTGGACTATGCCGGCGATTATAATGGCGAGCGCAATTATGCGCTGAGCCTGGAAAGCTCCGGCGCGGTGGTGAGCGAATGAGCGGGGCATTCAATCCCGAAAGGGGTGAGGCGGCGCTGGATCTGGGCGGCGAGCGGCTGGCGCTGCGGCCGAGTTTCGGGGCGCTGGTGGCGGCCGAGGCGGAACTGGGGCCGCTGTTCGATCTGGTCGAGCGGGCGGCGGATGGAAAGCTGTCGCTGGCCGATCTGGTGGCTTTGTTCTGGCATTGTCTGGTGGATCGGGAGGCGGTGAGCCGCGAGGCGCTGGGCGAGGCGATCGTCGCGGTGGGGCTGGCGAAGGTGACGCCGGTGCTGAAGGCGATTTTGCAACAGATATTGGCGGGAAAATGACGCGCTTCGCCGATGGGGCGGGGCGGCTGGCGGGGGTGGCCGGATGGCTGCTGGGCTGGCGGCCCGACGAATTCTGGCGCGCGACGCCGGCGGAACTGGCGGCGGTGCTGCGCGCGGCGCGGGGGGAGGAGGCGGTCGAAGCCGCCGTGGATGGGGCGGAGTTGCGGCGGTTGATGGGGGTGATGCCGGATTGAGGGCATGAAGGTGGGTGTGTGGAGCACGCCCCCACCCCAACCCTTCCCCTGAAAAAGGGAGGGGCTCTACAGGTTGGAGGGCGGGCTATGGACGAGGATATCGAGACTTTGGTGGTGCGGGTGCGGGCCGATACGCAGGGGCTGAGCCGCGATGTGGAGGCGATGCGGGCGGGGCTGGAAGGGCCGTTGGGCGACGGGGCGGACCGAGCCGGGCGGCGGATCGAACAGGGGCTGATGCGCGCGGTGCGGACCGGCAAGTTCGGGTTCGAGGATCTGCGGCGGATCGCCGTCAGCGTGATGGACGAGATTGCGGCCAGTTCGCTGCGGTCGGCCGTGGGCGGCGGCGGGAATGGCGCCGGCGGGCTGGTGAGCTTGGGGGCGTCGCTGATGACGTCGGCGCTGGGCCTGCCGGGACGGGCGACGGGCGGGTCGGTGGCGCCGGGGCGGGCCTATATGGTCGGCGAGCGGGGGCCGGAAATGTTCGTGCCGACGAGTAGCGGGCAGGTCGTGGCGCATGGCGGCGGCGGGCGGGACGTGCGGGTGAGTATCGCAGTCAATGGACGCGGTGGCGAGAGCGAGCCGCGATTGCTGGCGCGCAGCGCGCGGCAGGTGGCGCGGGCGGTCAAGGGGGCGCTGGGCTGATGGGCGGGACAGGATATTGGCTGGCGGACGCGCGGCGGGGGCAGGAGACGCGCTGGATGAAGCGCTTTGCCGCCACGCACTGGACCGTCAATTTTCCGCGACCGATGATGGCGAGCGTCGTGACGACCGCGCCGGATGCGCTGCGGGTGGATGCGATCTTTTACGGGTCGGGCGATCTGGCGGGACTGATCTGGGACGCGGCGGATGGGTGGAGCCATCCTTTGCTTGCCTATGAAACGCGACGGGATTTCCGGGATTGCGTGCTGTCCTTTCGGTGGCGCAGCGCAGGCGTGCGGCGGCTGGACGAGACGCATGGACCGACGCTGACGATCGAGGGGCGTGATGCGGACGGAACCCCCCGCGCCTGGTATGTGCGCTTGTGGAACTATGCCAGCGGTGCGCCGGAAGATGCTGTCATCAGGCTGGATTTTGCTGCGCTGACGGGTGGCTATGACCTGCCGTCAGAGGCCGATCCGGTGTGGGCGGGGGATGTCGATCGGATGTTCATTTCGCTCGTGCCGCCTGGCTATGATGAAGGGACTACGCCCTTTGCCGCTGCGGTCGAGGGGTGGGCGGAACTGAGCGATATTGCGTGCGAGGGCGCGGGGTCAGTGCTGGCGATCGGCGACGTGATGCTGCCCGAACATGGGCTGTCGATGGCGACCGGTTACGACGATTGTTTCAACCAGACGCCCGAACGGGTGGTGGGGGCGATCCATGCGCTGGGCTATCGCGGGGCGATCAACCATTATGTGGGGATGAGCCATTATTTCCGGCTCGAAAGACTGGGCGACGGGCTTTACGTCAGTCTGGGCGGCGGGGTGCTGAACGCGGCCTGTGCGGCCTGGCACCGGGACTTTGCGAGCCGGGCGAAGGCGCTGGGCTTCGATGTCATCTGGTCGCTGTCCTACGAATTGTTCGATGCGCATTGCTGGAACGACTGGAAGCAGCGGGCGGAGGATGGCGCGCCGGCGCTGACCGGATGGGAGCCGCCGTCGACCCTGTTGTCGCCGGCCCATGGCGGTGCGATGGCGTATTTGCAGCAGGTGGCCTGTGCCTTTGTTTCCATGGGGTTGGAAGCTGGACTGCCGATCCTGTTTCAGGTGGGTGAACCCTGGTGGTGGGTGATGCCGGGGGACGGGCGGATATGCCTGTATGACGATGCGGCGCGGGCGGCGCTGGGCGGGAGTGTGGTGTCCATTCCGAGCCTGTGGGGTGATCTGGATGCCGGGCAATGCGCTTTGCTGGATGCGGCGGGGGCGTTGCTGGCGGCGTCTACGGGGGCCTTGTGCGCATCCGTGAAAGCGGTCGCGCCGGGGGCGGTGACGCATTTGCTGGCATATCTCCCGACGATATTGGACCCGCGCGCGCCGGAGGCGAAGCGGGCGAACATGCCGGTGGGATGGGCGGCCCCGGCGTTCGATGTGCTGCAACTGGAGGATTATGACTGGGTGACGGAGGGGCGGCCCGGCCTGACCGACAGGGGCGTGATGCTGGCGACGGCGCGGCTGGGCTATCCGATTTCCGAGCAGCATTATTTTTCCGGCTTCGTGCTGCTGTCCGAACAGGCCGCGCAATGGGAGCGGATTGCCGGAGCGGCGCAGGCGGCAGTGGCGCGGGGGACGGCACAGACCTTCATATGGGCGCTGCCGCAAGTGTGCCGCGATGGCTTTACCTGCTTTAGCATTGGTGGGGAGGATGATGTGCAAGCCTTTGATGACATAGTGTTTCCGATCGCGATCGGGGCGCAGGCCAGCGTATCGCCGGCCTTTTCGACGCAGATCGTGGAGAGCCCGTCGGGGCATGAGCGGCGCAGCGCCGACTGGGCGGATGCGCGGTTGTCCTATGATGCCGGGCCGGGGGTGCGGTCGGAGGCGGATATCGCCGCGCTGATCGCTTTCTTTCGGGCGCGGCGGGGGGCGGCGCGGGGGTTCCGTTTCACCGATCCCTATGATGATCGCAGCGGCGCGCCGGGCGTGGCGCCGGGGCCGATCGACCAGCGGCTGGGCGTGGGTGACGGGGTGACGGCCGCGTTTCAGTTGATGCGCCATTATGGCGTGGGCGAGGAGGCGCAGGGGCGGATCATCACGCGACCGGTGCCGGGCAGCATCCACGTGGCGGCCGATGGCGTGGAATTGACGGAGGGGTGGAGCCATGCGGGGTTGGGCGTGATCGCGTTCGATGTGGCGCCGGCGGACGGCGTGGTGCTGACCGCCGGATACCGGTTCGATGTGCCGGTGCGCTTTGCCGAGGACCGGCTGGATATCAACCGCGCGACCTTTGCTGCGGGCGAAGCTCCGTCGGTGATGCTGGTGGAGATACGGCAATGAGCGATCTGGAAAGGCTGGGCGAACCGCTGAATACGCTGGCCTTTTGCTGGCGGATCGAGCGGCGGGATGGGGTGACGATCGGCCTGACGAGCCATGATCGCGATCTGGTGATCGGCGGGCTGACCTATCGTGCGGCGCCGGGCATGACGCCGTCGGCGGTGCGTAGCGGCATTGGCCTGGAGGGCGAGGATAGCGATGTGGCTGGTGCGCTGTCGAGCGATGCGATCGGCGAGGCGGACCTGATGGCCGGGCGCTGGGACGGGGCGGCGCTGGAATTGCGGCTGACGCAATGGGAAATGCCGGGGGCATTGTGGTTGCTGCTGGCGCGCGGCGAGATGGGCGCGGTGGCGTGCAAGGGCGGGGCGTTTACCGCGGAACTGCTGGGCGTGGCGGCGGTGCTGGGCGGGCCGGTGGCGCCGTCGACCTCGCCCGATTGCCGGGCGAGGCTGGGCGACATGGCATGCCGGGTCGATATGGCCGCGCGGCGGCGGATCGTAGCAGTCGATAGCGTGACGGATACGGAGATTGCGATCGGGGGACTGGCAGCGGGCGCCTATGCGTTCGGGACGTTGCGATGGCTGGGCGGGGCCAATGCCGGGCTGGTGCAGGCGGTGGTGGATAATGGCGCGGACGGCGTGACGTTGAGCGATCCGCCGGCCTTTGCGGTGGCGAGCGGGACGCTGGCGCTGCTGACGGAAGGGTGCGACCGGCAATTGGCGACCTGCGCCGGGCGTTTCGGCAATGGGGTGAATTTTCGCGGGGAACCTTATCTGCCGGGGATGGATCTGCTGACCCGCTATCCCGGCGCATGAGCAACATCGTAGAGCGGGCGCGGGCGATGATCGGCGTGCCGTTCCGGCTGCATGGGCGCAGCGGGAGCGGGCTGGATTGCGTCGGGCTGGCGGCGGTGGCGCTGGGGCGGGATGGGGCGTCCGATGTGCCCTGCGCCTATGGGCTGCGCAGCGGCGATGTGGCGCGGGCGGAGGGCTGGCTGCGGGCGGCGGGGCTGCGGCCGGTGACGGTGGCGCGTCCGGGCGATCTCGCGCTGGTGCGGCCGGGGCCTTTGCAACTGCATCTGATGATCGGAACCGGAACGGGGTTCGTCCATGCCCATGCAGGGCTGGGGCGGGTGGTCGAAATGCCGGGGGTGTCGCCATGGCCGGTGCTGGGTTGGTGGCGGGCCTGAGGTGAAGCGAACAATGACGTGTTTAGGAGGGGCTTATGGCGACGGTGGTGCTGACGGCGGTGGGGACTGCGCTGGGCGGGCCGATCGGCGGGGCGATCGGGGCGGTGATCGGCAATGTCATCGACAATCAGGTCCTGTTCAAACCCAAGGGGCGCGAGGGGCCGCGCCTGTCCGACCTGCAAGTGCAGACGTCGAGTTACGGGACGCAGGTGCCCAAATTGTTCGGCACGATGCGGGTGGCGGGCACGGTGATATGGGCCACGGACCTGAAGGAGGTGAAGAGCAGGGGCGGCGGTGGCAAGGGGCGGCCGAGCGTCACCAGCTACAGCTATTCGGCGAGTTTTGCGGTGGCGTTGTCGGCGCGGGCGATCCGGTCCGTGCGGCGGATCTGGGCGGACGGCAATCTGCTGCGCGGGGCGGCAGGGGATTTCAAGACCGAGGTTTCCGCCTTTCGCGTGCATGGCGGTGGAGAGGACCAGCCGGTCGATCCGCTGATTGCGGCGGCGGAGGGGATGGGCGTGACGCCGGCGCATCGCGGGATCGCCTATGTGCTGTTCGAGGATCTGGCGCTGGCCGATTATGGCAATCGCATTCCGTCGCTGACCTTCGAGGTGGAGGCGGACGAGGGCGCGGTTGCGATCGACGCGATGGCCGGGGCGCTGAGCGAGGGGCGGCTGGGCGGCGCGGGACTAGCGACCGTGGATGGCTTTGCCGCGAGCGGGAGCGATGTGCGGGACGCGATCATGCCGCTGGTCGAGGCGCATGGGCTGGCGCTGCGATCCGATGAAGCGGGCTTGCGGCTGGTGCCGACGGCTGCGGTGGCCGAAGGCGAGATCGGCGTGGGGGCGCGGGTGCGGCGGGTGAACGGGCAGGCGGTCGAGCCGCTGGAACGATCGGGCGCGGCGGCCGATGCGGTGCCGGTGGCGCTGACCCTGCGCCATTATGATGCGGCGCGCGATTATCAGGCCGGGTTGCAGCGGGTGACGCGGCCGGGGCCGGGGCGGCAGGAGCAGGGCATGGAATTGCCCGCCATGATGGCGGCGGACGAGGCGCGGGCGCTGGCGGCGGTACGACTGGCGGCTGGCTGGACCGGGCGGGCGACGATGGCGCTGCGCTGCGACTGGCGGGCGCTGGCTTTGGCGCCGGGCGCGGTGGTGAGCGTGGCGGACGCGCCGGGGCTGTGGCGGATCGAGGAGCGGGAATGGGAGGCGATGGCGGTGCGGCTGGCGCTGCGGCGGGTGCCGGGCGCGGGAGGCATGCTGCCGGCCGGCGCTTCATCCGGCGCGATCGTGCGGCAGGTTGATGCCCCGCATGGCGAGACGACATTGATGCTGGCGGACCTGCCATGGTTGAAGGACGGGGTGGCGAGCGCGCCGTTGCTGGTCGCGGCGGCGAGCGGCGGCGCAGGCTGGCGCAGTGCGGCTTTGTTCGTGATGAGCGAGAGCGGCGAGGCGATGCCGGTCGGGCGCAGCGGGTTGCGGGCGGTGATGGGGAGTGTGGACGCGGCTTTGCCGGCGGGGAGCGCGACGCTGGTGGATCGGCTTCATACCCTGTCGGTGACGTTGCTGGCGCAGGATATGGACCTGGGCGGCGCGGATGCGGCGGCGCAGAGGCAGGGGCGGAATCTGTGCCTGGTGGGACGGGAGTTGATGCAGTTCGAGACGGCGGAGCGGATCGGGCCGGATCATTATCGCTTGGGCGGTTTGCGCCGGGGGCTGCGCGGGACCGAATGGGCGATGGCGGGGCATGAGGCGGGCGAGCGCTTCCTGCTGATCGAGGAGGATCGGCTGGTCGAACCGCTGGCGGCGCTGGGCAGCGTCGGCGAAACGGGGGCGATGCTGCGGGTGGCGGCGCTGGGCCTGGGCGATGTCGCGCCGGTGGAGGCGGCGCTGACGATCGAGGGCATGGCGTTGGTGCCGCCGTCGCCGGTGCATCTGACGGTGGCGGCGCGCGATGGCGGCTGGCGGATCGGCTGGGTGCGGCGCAGCCGGGCAGGCTGGCACTGGAGCAATGGCGGCGACGTGCCGCTGGGCGAGGAGACGGAACGCTATGCCATCCGCCTGCTGGATGGGGCGGCGGTGCTGCGCAGTGTCGAGAGCGCGGTGCCGCACTGGACCTATGAGGCGGCGATGATCGCGGCGGACGGCAGCGCCGGGCGATCGCTGGTCGCGGAGGTGCGGCAGATGGGGACGCGGGCGCCGGGGCGGGCCGCGTCGGTCGGCTTCGTCGCCTGA